CTGNCAGCTACGATTTTTATTTTAGCGGCACCATTGTACGAACAAAAACATATGGCACTTTCAACTCGTACTCCTCAAGCACATCTGAAGACAGGCTAAATATCTCCTACAACGACAAAGAAAGCTTCACTGCAACTTTCTACCGCGAGCGTGTTTTTTCGGCTCAAACTTACACCTTTACCGCTCCCGATGATCAATATACGTTCCGCACTGATCTTGGCTTACCTTATGGGTCATTCCCTGGAGTTGGACTGACTCAGTGAAGCTAACACCAGCTCTGCAGCAGCAAATCCTGGAACACGCCAAGGCGGAGTTTCCGCGTGAAGCCTGCGGTTTGGTTGCTGTGGTCAAAGGTCGCCGCCGTTATTTTCCTTGCCGCAATATCGCTGACACGCCAGACGAGCACTTCATCCTCGACCCAGCGGACTATGCCGCGACAGAAGACAAGGGCGAAATTGTCGCCGTCATCCACAGTCATCCCACGACTAACCACAACCCGTCACAGGCTGATCGGGTGGCGTGTGAAAAGTCCGGGCTGCCCTGGCACATCGTCAACCCACGAACTGAACAATGGGGATACTGCGAGCCAGCAGGATTTGAGCTGCCCTATGTCGGGCGTGAATTTAGCTTTGGCGTAGTGGATTGCTACAGCCTGTGCCGTGACTGGTACGGACGCGAGTTTGGTCTGAAGCTGCGCGATTATCCCCGCCGCGACAAGTTCTGGTTGCGTGGTGAGAATCTATATCTGGACAATTTTGCCAGCGAAGGATTCAGGGCGATTCCACTAAAAGAGCTGCAATACGGCGACATGATCTTGATGCAACTGGAGTCACCGCTGCCAAATCATGCGGCGATTTATTTAGGAGATCAGCAGATTCTTCATCACGTTCAAGGGCGGCTCAGTAGCAGGGACATCTACGGCGGTTACTATTGGAAGAGCACCGCCAAGGCATTGCGGCATGAAAGTCGTTAAGGTCTACGGCGCACTCCGCAAAAAGCTGGGGCAGTGCCGTTTCGAGTTTGAAGCCGAGACACCAGCCCAAGCACTTAAGGCACTGTGCGCCAATTTCCCTTGGCTGACGAAATGGCTGCTGGATAGCGAGCGCGATGGCGTCAGCTACCGGGTAACGATTGGCAAGGAAAAACTGAGCGATCAAACGGCTGGCGCGTTAGCACTGCCTTGGAGTGAAAAGGAAGTTTTCAGCATCACACCGATAGTTGCAGGTGCGGGACGTGGTGCGGCGCAGATCGGCATTGGCTTGGGTCTGATTGCCTTGGCAATTGTTAATCCGTTTGGCGCGGCAGCTATTGGCACGTTTGGAGGTGCGGAAATTGCAGTAGCAAGTTTGCTGCCCGCTGTAGGCGCTATCGGTGCGTCTCTTGTTCTTGGTGGCATTGCTCAAGCCATATCCCCCACTCCTGCGATCAGCTCGCTGGAACGCGGAAAAGAAGCCGCACGACTTGAATCCTTTAGCTTTAGCGGGATTGTCAACACCAGCCAGCAGGGCTTGCCAGTGCCCATTGCCTACGGGCGTGTTTTCACTGGTTCCGGTGTGCTGTCTAGTGCCCTTGACGTTGATCAACTGAAATGACTGAACTTCGTGGTGCTGGCGGCGGCGGTGGCGGCGGCAAAGGCGGCGGTGGCGGTGGCGGCGGTGGTCACACACCATCAGAAGCATCTGACAGTCTGCAATCAGTCCAGTTTGGCGCTGTTTTAGATCTAATTAGCGAAGGCGAAATCGAAGGAATTGAAGGCGGCTTAAAAGGTATCTACCTGGATAACACTCCAATCCAGGACAGCAATGGAAATGATAATTTCACTGGTTACACCGTTGTTACACGCAATGGCACTCAGGGGCAAACATATATTCCAGGTCTGAATGGCACGCAGCGAGAAAAGCTGGTCAACGCTGAATTTACTAAGTCTACTTCCGTAACTCGTCAAATTACTGATAATGACGTTGACCGCTTAAGGATTACTGTTCAGCTTCCTGCATTGCAGGAGTTTCAAAGTGACGGCGACATTGAAGGCAGCTCAGTTCAAATCAAAGTACAGATTCAGTACGACGGTGGCGGTTTTAACGATGTTTTTACAGACACGATCAGCGGCAAAAGTAGCAACGTCTATAAGCGTGACTACATGGTGGAGCTAACCGGAGATTTTCCGGTTGATGTCCGCTTGGTACGTCTAAGCGATGATCCAAATACTGCCAGGCTGCAAAACGATACTTACTGGTACAGCTACACCGAAATTATCGACGAGCGCTTGCGCTACCCCAATAGCGCGTTGACGTTTTTGCGTTTTGATTCTCGCCAATTCAGTGGTATTCCCAGGCGTAAATATTTGGTTCGCGGCATCAAGGTCAAGATCCCGAGCAACGCGACGGTCGATACTACGACTTATCCCGGCAGAATCACCTATTCAGGGGTCTGGGATGGGACGTTTCAGGCGGCAACTTGGACTAACGATCCAGCCTGGTGTTTATACGACCTGCTGATCAATACCCGCTATGGGGCATCAATCCCTGAATCGTCTCTTGATCGCTATGATTTTTATTCAATCAGCCAGTATTGTCAAACGCTCGTCAGCGACGGCAAGGGCGGTCAGGAACCACGCTTTAGCTGCAACCTGCTGCTAAATAGCCGGGACGAAGTGTATAACGTCATCCAAGAGATGACCAGCTTGTTCCGTGGTATTGCGTATTACGGCGCAGGATCACTGGTTCTGCAGCAGGATAAGCCAAGCGATTCCCAGTATCTGCTTGGTCCGAGCAACGTTGTAGACGGCATTTTCAATTATTCGGGCACATCACAAAAGGCGCGGCACACGACAGCAACAGTTGCTTACCAGGACTATGACACCCAAGGCGAAGTTGCCTACGAATACGTCGAAGACCAAGACGCCGTTAGAAATTACGGCGTTATCAATAAAGACATCAAGGCGCTGGGTTGCTACAGCCAAGGTCAGGCGCATCGTGCTGGTAAGTGGGCGCTGCTGTCCGAGCAAAACCTAACGGAAACCGTCACCTTCTCGGTCTCGATTGATAGCGGGATCATTCTGCGTCCCGGAATGGTGATCGACATTGCCGATCCGCTCCGTGGTGCTACGCGCCGCAGTGGGCGCATCAGCAGCGCAACAACCACCGTCATCACCGTTGATAGCGACACCAACCTGTCGGTCAACCTGTCAAACAGCCCAACGCTTTCGGTGATGATGCCGACCGGGCTGGTAGAAACCAAAACCATCAGCAGCATCAGCGGCACCGCGATTACGGTCAGCAGTGCATTTAGCGAAGCACCCAACGCCAACGCTGTCTGGCTGATTCAGACCACCGATATTCAGTCCCAGCAATTCCGGGTGCTTAACGTTGCCGAATCTGGCGACGGCATATACGGCGTCACCGCACTGGCTTACAATGCTTCACTTTATGACTCGATCGAATCTGACCTGAAGCTGCAACCAAGAGATATTTCCAATCTCTCCGCCAAGCCTGATGCAGTCGATGATATTGCCGGGAATGAATATCTCTACGTTGACGGCCAAAGTGTCCTGACGGCGTTTGATCTTACCTGGCAGCACAACGGACTGCGTACCAGTGAGTATCGCGTACAGTATCGGATCGACAACGATAACATTCAGACGGTCGTAACTAGCAACAAATCAATAACGCTAAGAAGTTTGCGCGCTGGCACGTTAAAGCTGCAAATTCAAGCCTTTAATTATCTCAATAAGTCCAGCGATACCACAGCAGTTGAGATTGAGCTGGCTGGTAAAACTGCCATTCCGTTTGACGTTAGCGGTTTAACGCTGGAGCCAATCAATGAAAACAGTGCTCGTTTGAAATGGGATCAGGCAACAGAGCTGGACGTAAGGGTTGGCGGTCGTGTTCATATTCGGCATAGCTCGCTAACCAACGGAACAGCTACATGGAGCAATGCAGTCGATCTGATTAGCGCAGTTTCTGGTGCAACAGATGAAGTCGTTGTCCCGCTTATTGAAGGTGAGATATTTGTCAAATTTGAGGATGACGGGGGACGCCTTAGCGCCAACGCCACCAGCGTTCTGGTTGACTTGCCTGAAACGATCGCCAAAATTTCTGTCCAGCAACGCCGTGAGGATGCAGATACACCACCGTTCCAGGGCACTAAAACTGATGTTTTCTACAGCTATGACCTTGATGCGTTGCTGCTTGATGTTGATGGACCAGACATTGACAGCATTGCTGATTTTGATGCGATCCCAGATTTTGANTTNAACGGCGATGTATTAACTAGCGGCGAGTATGAGTTTGCCAGCGTTCTTGACCTTGGCGCTGTCTTTGCTACTGATTTNAATCGTTATTTCGTCACTGAAGGTTTCTACCCGAATGACCTGATTGACTCGCGTATTGGCAACGTCGATTCTTGGACGGANTGGGATGGANNCACGATTGATCAGGTCAACGCAAAGCTGTATTTACGGGCTACGAATGATGATCCTGCTGGGACGCCAACCTACGGCGAATGGCAGGAATTTAAGAGTGGCACATACAANGGTCGCGCCTTCCAATTCAAAGCGCTACTCGAAAGNTTTGACCCAGGGCAGAACATCCTGATCAATGAAATTGGCTACAACACCAGCTTCAAGGGACGGCAGGAGCAGAGCAACGGCTATGTGGCTAGCGGCACAAGCACCAAGCGCGTGGACTTCAACAACGCATTTTTCACTGGAGCAGCCAGCCTTGGCAATCTGGACCAGTTCCTTCCGAGCATCGGAATCACGGTGCAGAACCTTGCATCTGACGAAAGGGTCAACATCAGCAACATCTCAGGCACGGGCTTCGATGTGGACGTTTTGGACAGCGGAGACAGCAACGTGGATCGTAATTTCACATGGACTGCTGTTGGTTATGGCCGAGGGGTCTAAAGTGGGTTAAATGCTGTTCCAAAGCGGACTGACACATGGCAACCCATGATTATGTAATTGCCAACGGCTCTGGCGGCGCAGTTCGTAGTGACCTGAACAATGCGCTAGCGGCAATCGTCAGCAATAACAGCAGCGCAACTGAACCGACCACGACCTATGCCTACATGTGGTGGGCGGACACTACGTCTGGTCAGCTGAAGCTGAGGAATGGTGCTGACAGTGCTTGGGTTGTAATCCGCGAGCTTGACGGCACGATGCTGATGGAGAGCGGCACGGCTGGTGCGCCGGGTCTTGCTTTCGCGTCTGACCTTGATACTGGTATTTACAGCCCTAGCGCAAACCAACTAGCCATCTCGACTGGTGGCAATGGGCGGTTGTTTATTAACAATACTGGACTGGTCGGAATCGGAACTTCCAACCCCAGTAATTCGTTACACGTTTTTAATTCTACTGCTGATGTCATATTAAAGGTCGAGTCTGGCGACTCAATTTCAAGGATTGAGCTTAAAGATAGCGTTGCTTCTAACTATATTTCAACTGTTGGAACAAACTTAGACTTTGCTATAAATGGCGTTGCCGCGGCAATGCGCATCACATCGGCAGGCAGCGTAGGGATTGGCACTACGAGTCCTGCAGCGCTTTTAGATGTAAATGGAGCAGGTTTGGTTACAAATCTGCTAATTCGCAACAACGCCGGTACTCCAACGCTAGGAACAACTCCACAGGTATACTCACCGGCCAGTGGAGCTCTGGCAATATCTGCAAATTCTTTCGAGCGCCTCCGCATCGACAGCTCCGGCAGGCTTTTAGTTGGCACGACTATTGAGCCTACCGCAGGTGATGGTCAATATGGAAAACTGGTCGTCCAAGGCTATATCGGAGGTGATACAGGTGCTGGTTACATGGCCATTGCGCGTGGCCAACAAGCTACAGCACCGTTTAACAACACCACAGAAATTGGACGTTTAGCTTTTACAGATTCGCTAGGAAATTCGTTCGCTTATATCAGCTCCCGTGCTGACGGAGACACTGGATCCGGTGACTACCCTGGGCGCCTAGTGTTCTCCACTACCGCCGACGGCAGCGCTAGTCCGACGGAGCGGATGAGGATAACTAGCGATGCAGAAGTTCTTATTGGTACAGAGGATCCAATTCAACCAACAACTAGCACACAAAACGGCGTTGAGATAAATGCAACCGCCAAGCGAATTAAAGCAAGCCGCGATGGTGGCGCGCCTTTAACGCTGCAACGAACCAGCAGCGATGGAGATATTGCCGACTTTTATAGAGACACAACTCTGGTTGGCAGCATTTCAGTCACCACATCTGCAACTGCTTACAACACATCTTCTGATTACCGCCTAAAGGAAAACGTTGTTGCACTGACTGGTGCTGCTGATCGCGTCAACCAGCTTCAGGTTCATCGCTTTAACTTCATTGCTGATCCTGATACGACAGTTGATGGTTTCCTTGCTCACGAAGCGCAAGCCGTTGTCCCAGAAGCTGTCACTGGTACACACGACGGAGTTGATGCTGATGGCAATCCGGTTTACCAAGGCATCGACCAATCCAAGCTGGTGCCGTTGTTGACTGCTGCGCTGCAGGAAGCATTGGCTGAGATCGAATCGCTCAAGGCTCGTGTTACTGCGCTAGAGCCATAAGACCTACTCGCTAATCACCCAGGCGGGCAACCGGCCATTCCCAACAGGTTGCACCACCCTTAAAGTCAAACAGACCTGGCTACTACCATGCCGACCGCCACTCCGACCACCACGNTNACCTGGGGCATCAATACGCTGGAACGTGAAACCGACGACGGATTTGTGTTCACCGCGCATTACACCGTCAACGCCAACGACGGCACCTACTCCAGTGGTGCTTATGGCAGCGTTGGTTTTCAGCGTCCCGACAACCTGATCCCGTTTGCTGATCTGACGGAAGCCGAAGTGATTGGCTGGGTCAAGGAAGCCCTTGGCGGCGACGAAAAAGTCACCGAAATCCAAGCTGCTCTGCAAGCTCAAATCGACGAGCAACGTGCACCGACTAAGGCTGCCGGAGTGCCCTGGTAATGGTTGCCAAAAGCAAAACCGCACTGGGGCGGGTTGAGCACAAAGCCGGTCGCCCCAAAACCACATCCCAGGGTTTCGGACAGCATTCGCGTCCCCGCCGACGCGGTAAGAAGCCCTTACGCGGTCAGGGCAGATAGATGGATAACCGTTTGTCGCTGCTTGGTGGTCTGCTAGCACTGCTAACCACTGTTGTGGCGACGACGGTCACCATCGACTCGCGCTACGCCAAGTCTGCCGAAGTCAAACAGCAGTTTTGCCAAGCCCGTAAACAGCAACTGCGCGATCGAATCTTTGAGCTGGATCTAAAGGCGAACAAAACGCTAAACGACCAAGCCTTGCGAGAATACCTACAGCAACAACTCAGGGACGGCTGCTAGCCGTTTAGCTGCTGTGGACAAAATCAATCTTGAGCTGATCGGCGGCATCCTTGCCATAGCTGTTCAGGCCGGTATTGCTGTCTGGTGGGCAAGCGGCGTCAACTCAAAGATGTTCCACATCGAGCATGAGCTGATGAAGCTCAACATGAACGTGGAGCAAAACACGGAGTTCAGAATTAAGTGGCCGCGTGGTGAGATGGGCGCTTTGCCGGATGACGTTAAGCAAGATTCCGCTATTGAAGTATTGAAAGCCGAAGTCGAACGACTTAGACAGCAGACAAAATGCTCTAGATAGATGGATGCCGAAACGCTAGAGAATTGGAAAAAAATTAAAAAGGGTTTAGAAGCGGCTAATAAGACAGATTGCGACTATTACAAAAGAGCTGTTGCTATCGTGAAGGGACAGCCAGATCCATGGCGGCCACCTTCGATAAACTGACAGCATCAGGAGAAAGCCGTGGATCCGTTCATCACGCCATTGATCACGGCCGCGATTGTTGCTGGCGTCGGTGCGCTTTGGCGTATCGACAAACGTGCCAGCGTCATGGACACGCGGGTGGCTCTAATCCTTGAGCAGATCACGGCACTACGAAGCGATCACAAAGAACGCCTCGACGATCACGAACGCCGGTTGCGTCGCCTTGAACAACAGGGCTAATTTAGGTTGACTGCAAATCTTTCCATGGACCCCACCGCCGTTGCCATCATTGCCCTGCTTGTCGCCTGTGGCAGTGAAATCATCGCCCTGCTGCCTGTTCGTGAAAACAGCTGGGTCCAACTGGCCCTCAAAGTGCTGAAGACTGCCTTCCCAAAGCAGTAGGCGCCGACGTCACCTGGCTAGTTCGCTTTGGCGATAAGGACTGGCGGCACCATCTAAAGCGTTGGGCGCAGGACTACAAGTTCAATGCCACCTTGAAGCCACGGATTGACCGTGAAATTGAGGATTGGCATAAAGCCCAACCGCCAACCAGTCCTTCGCCAATTATTGATTTAGACAATCTACACATCAGAGCACCCTGGGCAGATGACGAAGGCACCGGTTCGCCTGACTGATCTTTTCAAGTATTTCAAGAATCTGCCGCATCAGCAGGCTGCCTTGCATTTGCTGGAAGAGGCCATCTTCGAGGCTGATGACTCGTTGATGGGTCGTGATCAGGAATGGTTCAAGGTGTGGAGTCAAGCTGGCAAGCAGCCTGAAAGTGATCTGCAGGCCGCGTTTGACATCATCAGGAAGTGGGAAGGGTGCAGGCTTGAGGGCTACCTATGCGCCGCCAAGATTCCGACTATTGGTTATGGGCATACAGGCGCTGGCGTGTCCGTTGGTTTGAAGATCACGCAAGCTGACGCTGACGCTTTGCTGAAGTCTGATATTGAGCGCTTTGCCAAGGCTGTTGATCATCAGATCACGGTGCCACTCAACAGCAATCAGCGGTGTGCATTGATCAGCTTTGCCTTCAATGTCGGCGCTAGGGCGCTGCTTGATAGCACGCTGCGGAGACGTCTGAACAACGGCGAAAACCCGCAGAAGGTGGCGATGGAAGAGCTGCCTAGGTGGAACAAAGGCGGCGGGAAGGTGCTTGAGGGCTTGGTGCGTCGTCGGCGTGATGAGCTGGATTTGTTCCTTGCTGGCACTAAGCCGTTGACGGATGACACGAGGCTGACGCCTGACAAGCCGTATTACTTCAAGGTGACGCCAAATATCACCTACGGCGAGCTTTGTAATGACGAGGAGGAACGGCGCTTTTTGCATCAATATCAGTGCGATGTGATGTCAGAGCTAATCTGTCCGTTCCTTGAAAAGGTGCGTGCCAAATTTGGTGGCCCCATCATTATTACTAGTGGTCATAGGCCGCCCAAGGTAAATGCACGGATCGGCGGTGCAAGTCGCTCAGAGCATTTGATGGACGCCCCGGATACGGGCGCTGTTGACTTCTATGTGGGCGGTGCTGATATTTATGCGGTGCAGGCTTGGATCGACAAGAACTGGTCGTATAGCTTGGGCTACGGCGCAGCGAAAGGTTTTTGTCATATAGGCATAAGGCCAGGTCGTCCGCGGATTAGGTGGAATTACTAGAGCTACCCCTGAGTATTGCTGAATTAAACGTTAGTAACTATGGAAGCGGCATAGCGAGTAATGTAGTTCGAGAAATAAAAAACATGTGATCGTTCACGACTGCGAAATCCAGCGCCTTTGCCAGCAAGAGCGTATGGTGGTGCCATATGACGTTGACCTTCTTAACCCGGCATCACTAGATCTGCGGATTGGGGAAAACATCATGGTTGAGGTTGAGCACACCACTGAACTGCAGATCCAGTCCATCGCCCACTGCACTAAGCAGAGTCCTTATCTGATGCAGCCTGGCGAGTTTTTGCTCACTGAAACACTTGAAGTATTTAATATGCCGTCCGATGTCTGCGGCATGTTCTGCCTTAAGTCGTCTCGTGCTAGGGAAGGTTACGAACACAGCCACGCGGGCTTTGCAGATTGCGGATGGAACGGAAGCAAACTGACGCTGGAGTTGAAGAACACCCGACGTTTCCACGACCTGCCGCTTTACCCCGGCATGAAGATAGGTCAGATGGTTTTCTTACTCATGGTTTCCAACCCGGACCTGGATTATGGAGAAATTGGGCATTACAACGGCCAACCACGGGTAATGCCAAGCTGGGAGGAGTGTTTTTAGTTACCGTGACGACAAGCGGAGAGCCTCTCCCATGCAGCGGTACTTAATCGAAGTAACGGGGAAGTTTTACTTCGAGACCGCGCAGGACCCCGAGAACATCCCAGGCGACATCTACGCCTGCATCTCGGAGTGCTTCAGGACGGACGATGACATCATCGACGTCGAGATAGCGACCTACGAACTCCCAAAGGATGGAGCATCAGATTGATGGCATCTATCTTGTCAGCAAAAAAGCGAGTAAACAACGCTTCCGTGCCTCAATCTTCTCTGCTTGGAAGCACACCTGTGCTTACTGCGGTGACCACGCCACAACAATCGACCACGTAAAGCCCAAGGCTAAGGGTGGTCCGACCACATTGCGTAACTGCGTACCAGCCTGTTTGCGCTGCAATGCGGCCAAGTCCCACTCGTCGGTCTGGCTCTGGTGGATCAAGCAACCCTTCTGGAACTTCTTCAGGGCTCACAAGCTGTTGTGCTGGATCAGCCGAAGCGAGCAGCCTTCATATGCTCTATGTAGATCTGAGCCTGCCACAGATCATTGGCATAACGGCCGATAGAGCAATTTGGCATACAAGCCCGATACCGCACCTCGCCAATCCCAGGTTCAGTGCTCACCTCGATGTAATACCCATCGCCGCAGTCAAAGGCGTCTTCCGGCACGACGTAATTAGTGGTTGGCCCAGAAGGCTGAGCAGCTTTTTGCGAAGACTCCTCCACTGGATCGTCCCTCCGGGAAACCTAAACCGCATTGTGCCGCAACAAATTCCCAGTGAATGCAGTGCTGGCACCTGGGCTTGTTGTTTGTGATGGCCCGAGCGTCGGCATAAAGTTGCTCGGCTTCAATGACTGCTTGCTCAATCTCCTTGCAACTGAGCGGCAGATCAAGCTTGCCCGTGTGGGCCTTAATGCGGACACGCCAGCCTTCAGATCCTTCGTACAGGACCATCCGACCGGCGTGATACCGCAGTGAAGCCACTAAGCGCGTGCTAGTAACCGCAGCTTAGTTGTCAAGTCTTCAATCGCACCGTCGTTAAATACAGCGCAATCAAAGCCGTTGTAGTCGTTCAAGCCACCTTCGCTGACGTGCTCAAAGGACTTAGGAATACCCGGTCTTTCGACATACCAGAGTGCGCCGCCCAAATTCTTGATCAACTGCGCTTCATTGAGAAAGCGGCAGTCATCAACCACGACCTTGTCGTACTGCTTGATCCGCTCGGACCAGCAGCGCAACCAGATCTCAGGATGGACGCAAGATCGGCCCCACTCCGTACCAAGCGTGCGAAGCATGTGCCGAACACTCACTTCGGCAGATGGCACGACCACCTGCTTGTGCCTGTAGACGAGATCCTCAGCTCCGGCCTGGTCATAGCCCAGGGCCTTGAACATTGGAATCAGCATCTCCTTCAAGGTCTGGGCAAACGGCACGATCGTGTAACCGCGCTCTTCCGCCAGCCATTTAGCGACTGTGGATTTGCCCGAACCAGCAGCAGGGCTGTAAAGGCCGATCAGCTTTTTCATTAGTTGCCCGCTAATTGAGATGAGATAAATGAAGCGCGCATGATCTGGGCAGTGTCCTGCGCAAACTGCTCCATCAAGCCGGTGTACGTGCCACGCAGACCAGGTTCAGCAGACCCCCGGTCGTACAGCTTGTACAGGTAGTCAAGAAAGTCGGCTTTGCCTTTCTCGATCTGCCATGGCTTCAGCTCGGACAAGAGCTGTTCCGCGTCCAACGACTGGGTCGCCCCAATAAACGATTCGCCCATCAAAGAACCAAGGCCGGTAGTAAGTTTCGATGCCATAAAACAGCGGATGAGCGCCGTAGGAGCCTACCCCCGTGTTCGGGTGGTAGAG